CTGCACTCGTGACAGAACTGAGTCGCTCGATCTTGTTGGGCATTACTTCTTCTTCCTTTTCCAGTGCGGAACGATGCGATCCTTCACCTTCTCGATGGCTTCGCCGCGAGAGAGCTTCGGGTGCTCCTTCATCTCCTTGCGGACATGCTCGTTGAGAATGCGAGGATTGATGTCGATTTCCTTCGGCGGACCCTTCTGTGGCGGCACGTAGTCCACGATCCCGTGAACTTCGAGGTCACGCTTCTTCGCCACCCGCAGGATGTCGGCGGTGCTGTCCACCCACGCTTCCGGGTCACAGTGCCCACGCTTGTCGGCAATCCCGCCCATGAAGAACTTGCCGGACGTCGTAATGCCAGCCGCCTTCGCGTCTTTCAGCATCCGGTGCGTGAGGTACTTGGGCTGGTTCTTCATCCACTCGTTGGCGTACCGACCCTCCATGAACGCACGGTCGGTTCCACGAGTGCCGGGAGGCTGCTGGAGGGCACACATCTCGGCCCACCGCTCGCTCATCCCTTCCGCAATCATGCGGCGATAGTGCTCACGAACCTCCGCAGAGGATGCGGCGATTTCCGGCGGATAGGAGGCAGTTTTGGGCATGGAATCACCTACCTACTTCATGTCCCCGCAGGCTGCTTTGGCGGTCACGGCCTGCAAATACCGGCAGGCACGCTGCATTCGGGCCGTATCGTCCCGAAAGCAGCCCAGCCCCTTATTGCAGTTGGCACACAAAATCCCGCGAACTACGCCTGTGGCGTGGCAGTGGTCAACGTGGGCTGCTGGTTCGGTCTGGCAGACGGCACACAGCCCCCCCTGCTCGGACATCATCCGCTCATAGACTTCGACCGTGAGGCGGTAATTCGACCAGAGGGAGAGCGCCCGACGGTGCTCCGCTTTTCCTGGCGCGTTGTACCTGCGGCGGTTTGCAAGCCGGATGTCGGCAGCGTGCTCGGCTCTGCATTGCTTGCGGTACTCGCGCCTGTGTTCGGCGTTCTCTGCGTCCCACTTCCTTTTGTTCGCAAGCGCGGCCTCACGGCCAGCGGCGGTGTTGCGCCACTTCCGATACCGCTCCCGTTGGGCGGCCTTTCGTGCTTCCAGTAGTGGGTGCAGAACAATCACGCGACTGGTGCCATCTCGGGCGGGATTTGCGGCGGAGGCTCGCCGCCACCTTGCGGCGAACCGTCTAGTGCGGGTGCGCCCGCTGGTCCCTCAGGAGCCTGCGGCGGGCCGGGTGGCGCTGGTGGCTGTGGCTGCGGCAGCAGGAACGCTTGGGCATCAATGTCGAGCGAGTCTGCCCACGCACTAATAAGCGCGTTCATGGGGTCCACAATCCCCATCGGAACAAGACCTTGCAGGATTGGCCCAAGCGTCTGCATTGCCGCTTGAAGTTGCTCAATTTTTGTCGCCTTGTTGGGTTTCCTCGCAGACCCGGACTCAATGCGGTACTCGAACTCACGGGCAATGGTGGACGGGTCCAGCATCTTCACGTGCTGTGCCCATGCAGCCGCACCCAGCGGACCCAGAATCGGCTCCACATCCTGAGGCTCAAGCAGCCAGCGAGACGCAAACGCTTCCCGACGGGCAAGGAGGCTCATGGCGTCCTCGAGTCGGTTCGCCATGTCGTCCGGGCGTACCGACAGTTGCTCCGCCTTCACGCTCGCCTCTGTGGCACTGCGTATCTGGCTGGAGGTCATTGCGTATGCCAGTTCCGTGAGTCCGACGCGCTTGTCGAACATATCGGTCACGGCTTCCACGATTTTCCAGAGTTCGGGGGAAACCTCCGGCAACTGGAACACTGAAATCAGATCATTGACCGACCGGCCTAGCGTCTCGCTGATCTCGCACACCTTGAACCCACGTTCCGACTGCGCAAGGATTTGATCCTTGATGTCTTGATCCGCAGCCTTGCTCACGCCGATGAGCGTCTCGCAGCTCGTGGCGACACGCTGGGCGATGAACGACAACGCAAAGTTGATGAACCGCAGTTCCCCAACTCCCGGCTTGATGTGGCTGATGGGCCAGATGTATCCGGGCTTGCGGTGGAAATCGAGCGGGACGAACGGCCAGCCATTCGCCTCTGCCCAGAACGGAATCGGCCACTGCACCGCACGGAACAGGCTTGGCGGAATGCCGGTGTTCGGGTCTACCTCCTCCTCCAGCGAGGCAGGCGGCATGTTGAGCGGGTGAGGGATACCCTCGCAGACGACGATGTAGCAGTTCTCTCCTACGCCATCGAACGAGCCGACGAGTTCGGACGGCATCTCCCGGAGCCGATCACCCAGCCCCGTCTTGCTGTAGATTTTCCAGTACGTGACAAGTTCGTTGCTCTTGCCGACGCGACGGCCCTTGAGGGACTGGCCGTCCTCGCTGAAAATCTGGTCGCCAGCAGCGTCCTCGATGGGCTTGGCTCCTTCGAGGTGCCCCTTCAACTGCTCTCGATCCAGCCCGTACTGCCGGGCCACGACGTCAATCGGATGGACGCAGCGGCGGGCACACCACGTGATGTCTTCGATCTCGGTGGCGTCCGGGTCCATCGTGAAGTTGTCCACGCTGTCCGCAAACGAACCCACCATCCCCATGCCCGATCCGGGAAGGGTGACGAGTTCCGTCCACCACAGTCCCATGCCCTTGATAATCGCCTCGTCCACAACCCGGCGGCTGTGGGTCTTGAGGTCGAGTTCGTTGGGTGTGTAGTTCAGCAGCCGCTCCATGAGCAGCGATGCAGCCTTGCGCACTTCCGTACGCTGCACCGTCTCCTGAGCGGCCTGCTGGTAGGCCATCATGCTCTGATCGTCCATCACGCCAATCACATCCGGGCCGACGAATGGATAGCGAGAGGGCGTCACCTGACGCACCGGATTGCGGTGGTAGATGACTGAACCAAACAACTTTACGGCCTCGAAAACACGGTTGCACTGCATACGAAAGGCGGGGGGCGCAATCGTGCGGTTGTAGCCGTACTCGTGGCGGGCGTAGGTGTCCTTCCAAAACCAGTTGTGCGGGCCGTCAAAGAAGCACATGGCCTCCTTCGCGTCTTCCGTGAAGGGGCGCTTGTGCTTGAGCGACAGTTCGATCTTCTTCAACCAGCCCGACGCAATAGCGCGCAGGGCATCTTCACCGGTTCTGGTTTCCACCGCTGTGCTTCCTTGCAAGTGATGCCTGTTCCGTCAGGCTGGCAATCTGGGCCATCATCCCGTCGAGCTTCTTCAACTGAGCCGTCTGCGGGGCGTACTCCCACGCTCCCCACTGCCGCCAGTCCGAGTTCTCCTGCAAGCCGGGATCGTCCTTGTGTCGAACGGACGGCTTCTCTTGGAATCCCACGAACGGCGTGAACACGATGATGTTGACGGTGAATTTGCCGGGATGCTGAGACACCCAGCCCAGCGACGGCTCCGTGCAGGAGAGGGCGTCGTGATACCAGTAGACGGAATCCCCGATCCGGAGGGACGGCGGGCTAAAAGGTTCGGCTTCCATACTTTGCTCCTGACTGTGGGCCTAAAAAGATGTAGTCGTCGGCTTCTCCGGCGAGGCGCTTTTTGCGCTTCCGCATCCACTCGACGTACCAGGGGTCTGAACCGGCCTCCACCTTAGGCTTGTGGTATCGAGGTCGATAGGCACAGAGGTACTCAAGACACTGGCAGGCGTGGACTTCGCCCCGCGTGTTGGGCTGGTCAGTGACCACGTACGTGCCGCCCACCAACTGGGTCTTGTGCTTGTACCGCCTGAGTTCCCGCTCCAAGTCGGGGCACGCACCCTTCAAAATCCGCAGCGTGGGCGACCCCTCCGGGCGGATGTGAAGGTAGTTCCGCACGGCGGACATGCGGGCCTGGATGTCATCACAGCCAGCAAGAAAACTGTGCCCGGTCGTCTCGGAGGACACCCCCTGCTTCTTGAGTTCCTCCGTGTACAGTTCGACGGGGAGCCTGCCGGAGCCGATCTCCCGCAGCCGACCGCCGTGCATGTCGATCACGAAGGAGTAGAAGGTCTGCCCAGAACACTTCTCCTTCATCTTCTCCCCGAAGACGATGGCGTTGCAGTTGCGGATATAGAGTTGATCGTAGACGAGCAGCATGGACTCATCCGGCGGCACTGCGGCAAACAGCACGCTCGTGACGGCATGGCCGGGATCAATCGCAGCGTACCGACACCAGTCGCTAGGGATCGTCATGTTCTCTAGGTTCGCACGGTCGTACCCATGCACGTGCATGGCGAACGTGGGATAGCAGAGGATCGAGTCGCTGATGAACTCGCCCTCGCTGCGCATTCGCAGAACGTCCTCGCCCAGAGCCGCCCACGATTCGATACGCTTCCGCTTTTCTCCGTCCGGGATATGGGGGTTATCAAGAAACCTGAGCACGAACTTCACGATGTCAGGATTCTCGACACCAGCCTCCGCCAACTTGTCAGCACGCTCGGCAAGGTTCTGGAGCGAGTCATTCCGCGAATGTGGCATGGCCGACCACGACAGCACACCGCGCAAGTCAGAGAGACGGGCCTGCATTTCGGGAACCCACGCATCGCCGTTGTTGACGTCCTCGTCAATGTGGACACGCGAGGCTTTCCAGCCCTGTGGGGGCTCGCCCTCTGACGAGAAGAAGTAGATTTGCCAGCCATTCGTGAGTTCGCACGATTGGATGTAGCGGGCACTCTTGAGCACCCACGACTTCTTCTTCACCATTCGAGGCGGAATGAGTGGAGGCGCTGGCTTCGCGTCCTTCTCCCTCGCTGAGTCGGTGGTTGGGTTGTACGCCCGCCACTCGCCACTCTGCTCGTCCCGGATGATCTTGAACGCCCCAGCCATGAACAGCATGGGGTAGACCACGAGCCCGATATGCTTCCAGTCCTTGCCCACGATGGCGAGGATGCCGTCCTTCTCGGGGTACTTCCCGAACGGGTCTTTCCCGCAGACGGCTCGGGCATCCTCAACGAACGTGCAGAGGCTCTTGCCGGAGCGGTTGCCGCCGATGACGAGGATCTCACTCGCCTTGCTCTGGTGAACCAACTCCTGCTGCGGCGTCGGCCGGTAGAGACGCAAGGCTTCGATCCGGCGGCTCGCCAACTCCGCCTGCATCTCCTTGAGTTCGTTCTTCTGGAACTCCCCCAGCCGCTTGACCGAAGGCAATGGCGAAATCTGAGGGGGTTTGCGGCGGCGTGATTTGGACATCGAGGAGTCTCCCTTCGTAACTGACGGCAATCCTGCGGAGCCTCTGGTCGAGTTCGGCTTCGATCTCCTCGTCCGTCCACTGCATCAGAGGCTTCTTGGCACCGCCCAGTTCCGTGTTCTTCGTGACCAGCCTGACAACGCCTTCCAGCAACTTGGTGCGATGGGCACCGCCTGGAGGGGCGTCGAAGTATTGTTTGACCATCAAGGCAGCGAAGCCGGAACTCCCGCCGAAGTAGTCCATCAGCCGCTCTAGCAGTTCGCTGGAGTGCGGGATGTTCTCCCCGCCACGCTGTGCGGCCTTGAGGAAGGCACCCATTGCCCCCTGCTCGATGGCCTTCATGTCGCCAGCCTTCTGCTTGGTCTTCTTGCCCCTGTTCACCTTCGCCCGACAGATGACGCAGCGGCTATCCCACTGGCCGGTCTTCTTCTTCCGGAAGTGGTCGGCGTTGAGCGGGAAGGATTCGCCGCAGTCGATGCAGAGTTTCTCGTTCATGATGCCGCCGCACCTCCCCAACGAGGCTCGCAGTTACCGCAGCCGCAGCGGCCCTCCAGATACAAGGCTGCAAACCGAAGCAACTCCGGGTCGTCCCGGAAGTGACCAAGACCAAGATTGCAGCGTGTACACAAAGCACCGCGCACCTTGCCTGTCTTGTGGTCATGGTCAACGGACAACTGTATCTTCTGCGTTTCCCCGCAGATGATGCACTCTTTCAACTGCCTCGCCTCAGTGAAGGACTCTACATCCACCACGCCGGGCGGCATCCGCGTTGCCTTGCGGTAGCCGCTGCGGCATGATTT